GCTAACGGTTGCGTCTACGAAAATAGACAAACAATCACTTCTAACTATACAATGACTACTGGAAATAATGGTGAATCTGCAGGCCCTATTCAAGTGGCGACAGGTGTTACAGTAACCATTCCAACTGGCAGTCGTTGGGTAATCGTCTAAGGAAAAATTATGGCTGGCACAATAGTCGCAAATACATTAAATACAGATACGGGTGTCTTTAGCACTAATAATGCTTATTTAGGCATTGCTAAAGCATGGGTTTCTTATAACGCTTCAACACAAACCATTAATAATTCATTTAATGTTAGTTCCGTTACTTATGTTGGAACAGGTAGTTTTACAATTAACTTCTCTACTGCAATGACAACTTCAACATATGCTGTGCTTGGTTCTTGCGGAACTGCTACTACAAATGATTATGTGTTTAATGGAGCATTGGCTGCAGCTCCAACAACTTCTGCTTGTAATGTAGGAACATATAATATAGCTGGAACTCAAGTTAATCCAGCATATGTTTATGTTGGTATTTTAGGCTCATAAGGATAAATCATGGCTGGAACAATCGTAGCGGATACTTTACAAGATGGTGCTGGCAATAGCACCGCAATGGATAATGCCATTTATGGAACAGCAAAGGCTTGGGTTAATTTTAATGGTGTAACAGGCGGAATTAGGGCTTCATACAATGTAAGTTCTATTACCGTTAATACCACAGGGGACTTTACTGCAAACTTTACGACAGCTATGGTAGATGCAAATTATGCCGTTACTGGAACTGCTGGAAGAGCATCAGGTCAAACAAATATGGGAACAGTTTGCCCAACCATTTTTACAACAAGCTCAGTTAGATTCGGAACTGACTATGTAAACGGTACTGGATTAAACTTTGAAAATACTTCAGTAGCAATTTTTAGATAAGGAATAACCATGTCACAAGTAATTATTTACCAAAACCCAACTGGCACTAATGTTTGTATATGTGTCCCAACTGGCGAACTCCATATTAATGAAGTTCTCGCTAAAGATGCCCCTGCTGGCGCAATTATTGTGGATGATTCAACCCTTCCACAAGGTGCAGATGCACAATTCTTTGATGCTTGGAAGTTAGTCAATGGCAAAGTCGTAGTGGACTTCCCAACAGCACAAGCACATAAACTAGCTGCTTATAATGCACAAGCTGTTCAACAGGCACAAGCTCGCCAATTAAACACATTAGCTGGATTACCTAATATACCTGATGATGCTACTTGGACAGCTAAATTAACTGCTGATAGAGCCGCTATTGCTGCCGCTACTACAACAACTCAACTAGCCGCTATTTAAGGACATATTATGTCAATGGTCATTGATGGCTCAAATGGGCTAACTTTTCCTGATGCAACAGTTCAATCTACAAAGGCATTAGGATTTAATCCATCTGGTTCTTGGAGTGCTATTAGTGCAAGCACAACTTACACTAATTCGACTGCTTATTTTATTATGGTCACTTCATCAACCGCATCCATTTCAAATGTGTCTTTTGTGGTAAATGGAACAACTTATAACTCTGTAACTTCTACTACTTTTATTGTCCCACCTGGCGCAACATATAGTGTTATTGGTGGTTATAGTGGCTCTCCATATAAGTTTGCATAAGGTTAATAAATGAAATTATATAAATCACCTAAAGGCGATGTTTGGGCTTATGAATCTGATGGTTCGCAAGACAATTTAATTCCTTCTAATTTTGTAGCATTAACTAAAGAAGAAATTATGGCAAGAGAGGCCAAATTTGCCGCAGATGCGCAAGCCGCTAAAAATGCAAAGGCTTCCGCATTAGCTAAACTAACTGCACTCGGCTTAACTGCTGATGAAATTACAGCTTTGTTGGGTAATGCCCAATGAAGGAAATACTATTCCAACTAAATAAGGAAAAACCATGTCATTAAAAGACGACATCCTCGCATCTATCGAAGCCGAAATTGAAGTGCTTAAGGCCGAACCAGTTGAAGCAGCTCCAGCTCCTGTAGTTGAGGCTGCTCCAGCACCCGTTGCTGAGAAGCACTCAAATCCAATCATCCAGTTAGCAATCGATCAGGCTGCTGCCCGTCTAGCCAGAGAGACAGTAAAGTAAAATGGACTTGCAGACCCTCATTAACACCGTATTGCCACTCATCTGTGTGGCAATTGGCTGGTTCTGCAAAGAGCTCTGGACCGCTGTCCAGTCACTTAAGGAAGACCTTTCTGACTTACGCACCCACCTTGCCACCAACTACATCCACAAGGACGACTTTACGTCCCGCTGGGATGAGGTTCTCAAGGCTGTACACCGCATTGAGGACAAGCTAGACCGAATTTCTGAAACAAAATGAGCGCTAAGAAGGTCATTAACGACCTACTAACGGGAGCAGACAATAAGACCCACGACATAGGTCGCTGGTCGTGGATGCTCTCTTTTTTTGCCGTCGTCATTGGCGCTGGCTATGAGATGATTCACAACAGCACCACGACCCTGCGCGATTTTGCTGAGGCAATTGGTATCATCGCCGGCGCACACGGCGCGGCTGTGATGTTAAAGAAAGACACTGAACCCCATGTGGAAGAACCTACTAACAAGTCTAACTAGCCTAGCCGGGGGGATTTATATCTACCTCATCGTTGCTGCTGCCTCGGCAGTTGTAGCAGGCTATGGTGCATACTCATGGACATCAGACTACTATCAGGCTAAAATAGCCCACGCAAGTCTACTTGCTGAAAAGGAAAAAGATGACATTCAAAGAAAAGGCGACCAGCTGGTTGCAGACTATATTAAACAAATTGACAAACTTTCCAATAACAACGCCAGTCTACAAAGACAGATCGCTATGGCTACTAGCCATCGTGATGGTTCTGTTTGCGTGGTTAGTGATGGGTTTGTCCGGCTGTACAACGCAAGTACAACTGGTACGACCACAAGCCCCAGCAGCACTGATGGAACCACCTCCAGAATTGACGAAGCTGCCCTCCTCGCCGTCGTCATCGAAAACAACGCAAAATACCTCAAAATAGCCCAACAGCTCAAAGACCTTCAAGCATACGAAAACGCCAAATAACTCAATTTGCGTATTAGTAGCTGGTAAAAGGAGTCAACATGAACAGACGGCTATTTTTAGCTATTTGGCTGTGCACCCTAATCTGGGTACTGCAGCAACTACCAATCATCCGAATAACAGAACAGAAAATTGTGGCAATAACAGAATCAACATTCGAACTAATCTCTGGCTTTGAGGGAAAGCGCCATACAGCCTATAAGGATTCCAGGGGTCTTTGGACGATTGGAGTTGGTCACCTTATAAAACCAACAGAACAATGGATGCTCCATGCTGTTTTAACAGACCAGCAAGTAGAAGACCTATTCAAAGACGATTTAAAGTGGTGTGATGACGCTGTAGCAAGTGCGGTAAGGGTACCCCTTAACCAGAACCAAATGGACGCGCTATACAGCCTCTGCTTCAATATTGGGGCAGATCATTTCAAGCAATCTGAAGTGGTGGCCCATTTAAACCAAAATAATTATAGCGGTGCGGCTAATGCTTTTATGAACTGGGTTACCCCAGCGGTTCTAAAACCTCGCAGAGAAACCGAAAGAAAACTGTTTTTAACACCAATTTAGGGCGGTTTTGCCCTGTTTTTTGCATTAGTAGATATAAGGGCTGATCACCCTACTTTAATCAAAACCTCGAGGAAAACCCTATGTTAGACGGATTCAAAAAGATTGTAAAAATGAAGACTGGCGGCTACGTCGCCAAGGCTAAAGAAATGTGCTCTGGTGGCGCGATGAAAAAAGGTGGCTCTGTACCAGCTGAAGATGTCTCACAAGACAAGAAGATGGTTAAAAAAGCCTTCCGTATGCACGATGACCAACAGCACGAAGAAAAAACCGACCTGTCTAAACTCAAAAAAGGCGGCCGTGCTAAGAAAGAAGCCGGCACTGTTCGTAAGTACAAGTCTGGCGGTTCTGTAACCAATGTTTACGAAGCTAAGAAATCTTCCGGTGACTTGGACAATATCAAAAAAACCAAAGACATCAAACCTGGTAAAGCAGCAGCCCCTTCAAAAGCGGCGGCTAAGCCTGCATTGCGCGGATCTGATGTAGAAAAAGAAAAGAGTAAACCAGCTGGTTCTACTAAGGCTAAAGAAGTAAGCGAGCGCGATACTAAGGCAGCTGCTCCGTCTGGCGCCAAGGGTGGCCCAAACAAGTACAAGACTGGTGGTGGCGTAAAAAAGATGCAAACAGGGGGTCGTGCACTTAACGACCTCCTGCAAGCTAAAGAATTAGCTCGTTTAAATGCAGCTAAAAAATATCTTGGCCCAGCACAACAAGCTCAATTTGCGGCTTCTGAAATGAATCAAACACCTGCAATGACAGGATTAAGTCAAACAGCACCTACTACTCCAGCACCCCAAGCAGCACCAATGCAAGCTCCTGGTGGTACAAGCCCAGCTGGCGCTATTCCAGCTCAAAAGCGTGGCGGTAAAGTTAAGAAGGCCTGCTAATGCCTATCAAATCGAAAGACCAACAAGCCGCGATGTATGCGGCTGCTGCCGGCAAATCAACCCTTGGCATCCCTAAAAAGGTTGGCAAGGAGTTTGTTAAAGCCGGCAAAGCAAAACCAAATCTACCACAAAAAGTAACTAAGCGAGCCGCCGGCCGCGGAAGGTAATATGGCCTATAGCAATACAACTGGTCAGACAACAATCAATGTTGACCAGTTAATCTCATACGCGTACCGTGATGCAGGTAAAACTGCAGAAGAAATGACGCCTGAGCTAATAGGCGCAGCTAAACAGGCGCTTTTCTATAATCTGCAGAACTTATCCAATCGTGGCGTAAACTTATGGCTCTTACAAAATCAACTTTACGGCGCCCTAACTCAGCAGCAACAATTAGTTCTTCCAAAGACCACAATTGACGTTCGTGAAGCAAACTGGGTGTACATCCAGAATATTCAGGCTTCTGAATATCTCCCCGTTGACAATCCAGAATCTCCAGCGGCATTTGATTTAAGCCCAACACTCTCCACACCAGCTTCTACTGCTGGATATGAGAACTGGTTTGGTTCTACCTATCAGCAATCACAGAGCGTGTACTATGTTGGTTGGAACGCATTCGGCTCCCAAACTTACAACTTGGCTTTTGAATACAGCGATGATGGTATTAATTGGTTCTTGAAAGAACAGTTTCCAGCTACTACCATGACTGACTACGAGTGGCAATATTTTAACATTGCTACTACTGAGCCACATCTATACTGGCGTTTGCGTGAAACCGTAGCATCTAGCTTCTCTGTTCGCCAAATCGTATTCTCAACTAGCCAACAAGTTATTCCATTGGCTCGCTTGAACCGCGATGATTACTGGAACTTACCAAACAAACAGTTCCCGTCTGTGCGCTCATTGCAGTATTGGTATGACCGTAACATTGAACCATCCATGTATCTATGGCCGGTTCCAAACAATCCTTATCAAATGTTCCAGCTTGTTGTAGAAGTACAAATGCAAGATGTTGGATCATTAACCAATCAAATCTACGTCCCAGATCGCTGGATTAACTCAGTACAAAAATCACTGTCACACGCCATGGCGATGCAATTACCTGGCGTAGATATGGCTCGTATACAGTACTTAGAAGTACAAGCTGAAAAAGCATTCCAGCAAGCTAGTGACGAAGAGCGCGATAAGTCTCCAATCTACTTCCAACCCAATTTCTCATACTACACGAGATGAGCACTTCTTTATATTGGATACGCCATAAAGACCACACTGACATGTTCAGTGAGGGTTATATTGGCGTTTCAAAAAATATAGAATCTCGTTGGCTTAGACATAGTAGATATTCAGATAACCAACACCTTAAAGCGGCCATTAAAAAATATGGTTGGGATAACTTAGTAAAAGAAGTCATTTTAATTGGTGAAGAATCATATTGTTATGATTTAGAAGTAAAGATTAGACCAAATAAACAAATTGGTTGGAACATTGCTGAAGGTGGCGCAAAACCACCGGTATCACAATATCGAGGTGATAATTATATTAGTCCATTAAAAGGTATTCCAAGACCAACACCTTGGAATGTAGGAAGAATAAAAACAGCGGAAGAGCGTAAAAAACTATCTGATGCTAAAAAAGTAAAAGTGAAATATAACGGTATTGTTTACGAGAGTTTCACAGAGCTTGCGAATTTTTTAGGATTAAAACACGCAACTCTTTCAAACAGGATATATAGAAATGCTGCCAAATACGGCTATGAGGTTTTAAGATGAGTGTCATCATGACTTACGACAGCCTCGTCGCGAATATTATTGATTACATGGAACGAGATGATGCTGACTTTGTGGCGCAGATCCCCAATCTGATCGCGTTAGCTGAATCATCTATCGCTGCTGAGCTCAAGACATTCTTGCAACTCATCGTCGTAGAAACAAATCTGGCAACAAACCAAACTGTGCTTAATAAGCCAGCGCGTTGGCGCAAAACCGTGTCAATGAAGGTTAATGGAGAGCCCGTTTTGTTGCGTAGCCAAGATTATGTAGCAATGTATTTGGCGGAGTCAACACCGAGCCAACCATTGTATTATGCTGATTATGATTATGATAATTGGAATTTTGCACCAAAACCAAACACATCATATCCAGTAGAAATTATTTATTATGCTGAAATCCAGCCATTGGATGAAAACAATCAGCAAAACTTATGGACACAAATTGCACCGCAAGCTATGTTATATGGCGCTTTGTTGCAAGCACAAGGCTATTTGAAAGCCTTAGATAAGTTGCCTGTTTGGAAAGGCTACTACACAGACGCTATTGCAGCGCTTAAGAAAGAAGACGATTCTCGTCGCATTGATCGTAACACTACGATTCAGGAACCCTAATAGATGACTACTCCCGTTTATACTTCACCTTTTACAGGCACCGTTGTTACTCCAACGGATGTATCTTATCTTGCACTACCTTTCAGCTCTAATGTATCATTATTTTGGCCCAGTACAGTTAATGGTAGCCAGACACCCGCGGCTCGCATTATTGATTGCGTCGCTTCTGTGTCTGGCCTATCTATTGCTCTTCCTGAAGGCGATCAAGGAACGCTAGGCGCGGACATTTTGTTCCGTAACCTTGGCGCGCAACCTTTCACCATCACTGACTTTTCTGGGGGTAATAGTGTTTCTGTTCCTGTTGGTATTTCCAAATATTTTTATCTGGTTAATAACACCACTACCGCCGGTACGTGGAACAATGTAACATTTGCCGCCGGTACTTCTTATGCTGACGCGGCTACTTTAGCCGGTTATGGTCTGACTACTGTTAACGGTCAGTTAGCAACAACACAAAATCCGGTAGATATTAGCGTAACTCCATTAATTAATAATAGTAGCAGAGCCGCTACATTTAACTGGAATGGCGGTATTGGTTCTTGGACATTACCATCAACTTCAAGTTTATCTGCTGGTTGGTATATTGGGTTTAGAAACAGCGGTACAGGTCAAGTAACTATCTCACCAACATCGCCAGATATTATTAACGGCAACACAAGTATCGTCATTTTCCCCGGCGATTCTGGTTTTATTTTGTATGATGCTATTGCTGGCGGATTTATCACCGTTGGTTTGACAAATCCAAATAGTATCACTTTCACCTCCGCAACATATGACGTGGATGCCATCTCGGGAAACACATTTAATCTGACTAAATATGCTCCTGTTATTCAGACGTATATTGCTCAGTCTGGAACCCGTACTGCAACATTAGCAGTAACATTACCAGCAATTACTCAGATTTATATTTTAGCTAATAATACTAACCAAACTGGTTACAATATTACTTTCCAAAATACTGGTAGCTCACAGCCACCACTTGTACTGTCCGCAGGTAATATCTTAACCGTATTAAGCGATGGTACAAACCTCTATCCGTTAACTTCTTCCTCAACTGGTTTGTTTTACGCAGCCAACGGTTCTGCATCACTACCATCATTTTCATTCAATAATGACACAGCCACAGGTATGTATTTGTATGGTACCGGCATTCTAGGGTTGGCTGCAAATGCTATGGATATTGTTAAGATTGATAACTCTAATACTTCTGCGCCATTGGTGACTATCAATGCGCCATTACGTTCTGGTTTAATCAGTGGTGGAACATTCTAAATGGCGGCTGATAATCAGCAACAGGATACTTCGCAGTATACATCGATTTACAGCCTAGCAATTCCGGCTGGGATTAAGCGCGACGGTACAATCTTTCAAAATGACATGTACACTGATGGCGTATGGTGTCGTTTCCAACGTGGTGACCCCAAGAAAATGGGCGGTTACCGTTCAATCTTCCAAAGTCTAGTTGGTATCTACCGTGGCATGGTTGTGCAACCATACAACGGTGTGAACTACATTTTTGCAGGTAACTACCAAGAATTAGATGTATTTACTACAGGCACTACTTTTGCTGACGGTAGTGGTCCGTTTGCGGTTACTATGCTGCCGGGTACAGTACCGTTTACATTAGTATCTCATACCAGTTCATCATTTAGTATTGCTGGTAATGTAACATCTTTGTTCCCGACAGGGACCAATGTTATTTTTAACCAGACTACCCCAGTTAACTTTGTAACTACAACAGCGACATACACATCGCCAAACACAACGGTTAACGTGACTGGCACCATTACTGGTAGCCCAACAACTGTTTGGCTCAATAATGTCCCTATCTTCACAGAAGACCTAGATGAACAACCAGATCCTTCGGTTGGCAACTATCGTATTACATGGCAGTTTGATAGTATGTACAGTCCAGAAGGTGGGCAGTTATCTATCTTTGCTCATCCTGGGTTAAACTTAGCTAACATTGACAATGGCGTACCAACACAGGTTTTAGTTGGATCAATTACTCCTAATAGTAGTTATCAATGGAATTTTACTGGTTTATCTGATAGTCAGGGTCAAAGCCCAACATATCAGCCAATCAGCGTTGACGGCGGTGTCTGCTGCCTATATCCGTTCATATTTGTATATGGTTCACATGGGTATATCGCTAACAATAACGTTAGCAGCACATACACGTCACAAAACTTTTATGACTGGAACGGCCCTCTAGCAAACCAAGCTAACATCTCGGCATCTAAGATTGTTAAGGGTATGCCAATGCGTGGTGGTACTAACTCACCAGCTGGCTTATTCTGGGCAACGGATAGCTTGATCCGTGTGTCATTTAACTCATCAGCTTCAGCAACGGTTACAACAAACCAGTTCTGGAACTATGATATTATTTCCAGCCAAATTTCCATTATGTCTTCCAATGCCATAGTCGAAATGGATGGCGTGTATTGGTGGATGGGCGTGGATCGGTTTTATGTATACAATGGTAGCGTCTCAGTCGTACCAAACGACTTTAACGTAAACTGGCTATTTGATAATATTAACTACGAACAACGCCAAAAAGTTTGGGCTACCAAAGTACCACGTTACAATGAAATTTGGTTCTTTTATCCCCGCGGTACAGCTACAGAGTGTACTGATGCTATTATCTACAATACTAAAGATAAGATTTGGTATGATGCTGGACAAGCAACTGGAGCACAACGCTCTTGTGGTTATGTAGTAGAGTTGCTTCCACAGCCACTATGGGCTGACTGGAATTTTGAGCCACAATTTAGTGGCCCACATATAGTAATTGCACATCCAACAGGCCAACCAGCACCATCTAGCTCACAGATCTATTTATCTGGAGATCAAACTGGATTGTTTAGCCCTGGAGATAGTATATCGTTTACTAATTCAGCAAGTAATACATTTAACCTTACATACCAGATAACAAGCAGCACTTTTATTATCAATACGACAATTGGTGCACCAGGTGCCACCCTAATTACCGTATCTTCACCATTTACAACTACCCCAGCTGTTGGTAGTTTTGTATACCAAGTTCAAGGTGGATTTAGTATCTGGCAGCATGAGTACGGTCACAATCAGATTGATTTGACTGGTGAAAACGCAGTCTATTCTAGCATCACAACCAGCGATATTAGCTGGCTAACCGGCAATCCAAGTCAAGACGGTTTGGTTGGTGTGAACCGTCGTATGCACTTACGTCGTTTT